AATTATTGTTTACATTGTTTACAAGGGCCTAAATCATTGATATTCAATCGATTATAGAGAAACAATGATTGTTTATTATTGTTTCTCATTGTTTACTGCTGGTCCCTGCCACAGGGGCCAATATCCTCGGCTTGGGAACACAAAAAACCCGGGCTCCCCTAAGCCCGGGACGGAGTAGTTTCCTAAAATTTCCAGCTAAAGCCAACCTCATACCCCGATCGGGTCAGCTCGAAGTCCCGGACATAGGATATGTCTACTCCGAAATTTCTGTAATACATGCCTCCCCCAGCCCCAACCTGCCCGAATGAGTTAGCTGAAGCTCTAAGAAATGGGGACCATCTCGGGGACCTCGTTTCTTTGATTTGTTCTCGGACTGGTATATATTTGTATGTAAGATGCTGGAGAGTGTTGTATTGGACTGTAGCCTCCCAGTCAAATTGGCCAATTTTGGGATCCTTGAAGAATGTTCCAGCGTATTTTCGGGTCGTGTTCCAGTCCAGTATTGTCCTTTTTGCGCTCTCCAGGGTGTCCACCTCTTTTTGGTCCTCCCCAAAACCCCCACTGTTTGTGATTTCTGGGGGTGTTTGGGGAACCTTTTCCTCCTGGCCCTTATAGATATATATCAATTTGATTGGATTCCTAAAACCCCCCCATTTTGGAACCAAATCCGGGACTTTGACCTCCCCCTGAATTGGGGGTAAATCGACGTACTTTATAACGGGCTTTTCCTCGACTGTTTTACGGCCTAATATGAAGCCTATACCTACAAGAACTATCGTGCAGAATACTCTTTTCAGTAAGTCCATATCGTGTCCTGCGGGAGGGTTTTAGAAGCATCTACGTGGATAAAATTTCCGTCGATGCCTATCCTCCGAATGCGCAATGCAATGGCTGCTCGGAGGATCTTCATCCGATTGGGGCCAGAGGCACACCGGATGTCCACTGCCAAACCTTGAGTGTGAGCACTGTTGCCGGACCGACCTTTTGCCTTATCGTGTTCTTTGGAACGATAAGCGCAATTGAGGACGATGGGAATGCCTGCCTTTTCCCGGAGGTCATCCAGGAGATTGAGAAAGTCCTGGTCCATGTCTTCGATGGAGCAGGACGGATTGCATCGCTCGAATTCTTCGGGCTTAAAATACTTACTTGTCTTCATGGCATTCAAAATCTATTTGAGTTTTCTTGCTGACTGATCTCTCCATGTACGACCGGAGAGCCCTGAATATGGGGTGATTCGAAATGATTGCGGAGTTTTCAAGAAAGCTCCAGAACTCGGTTCCGACGATGAAGGCAGCGAAGAAGTTGGCAAGGCTGAGATCCCCCAAGTTCGGGAGGACATACACGTCAAGCATGTAGGCCATGCCAATACCGATAATGCTGAGCCCCAACTTCCAACCCGTGTCCCACATTTTCTCGCTTTTGAACACATATTTTTGATGGGCTCGTTTGTGGCGCTTGTAGTCAGCAATATTTCCAGTTATGAAGTCGACGATAATGGCAATACAGACACAGAGAATAAGGACCTGGACCGGAGCTAAAAGCCCCCAAAACCCTGCAATGCTCCCGCATACCCATTTTCCCGCTCTCATGATTTCCTCCCCCATATCTGTTAAACTTATAGTTTATCACGTCCTATAATCATTTTACGAGACGGGGACTCCTTGTATTCAGTACATGGAATCAGTAACTGCAGAGCTTTAAGGTGATTTATAGCCTTCTCGAGGTAGGCTTCCCCGATGTTCCGTGCTTCGTTCGAGCTACGGATGATGATGTTGTCCTCTACTCGAGTGCTGAATTCGCCATCTTTGTACCTCACCCCGAAGGCAGTGGGGTTGATTGGATTGTTGACGATGAATCGGGAATACGCAATGTATGCAATGGCGATCTTGAGTCCTTCGCTTCGACCATCCCCGGAACAGCCACCATCATAATACCCGCCTTCCATGGCGGCAGTGTACTGATCTTTTGTAATGGTTACGTCCCCGTATTGGAAAGGACCGGAGCCGGAAAAGTCTGTCTCGTCGAGCCATCTGTAGAGGTTGGCTCCTATGGCATCCACCAGTCTGAGGGTCTCAGCCTCCCGGATGTATGGCTCCAGTCTGGCCGGATCGTTGATGTTCTCGGCTATCGGCCGAACATTCCGAAGGTCGTTAGAGTTGAGTATCATCGGGCATGAGTTTTATAATCTCCTCGTCATAAAGCCCATAGATGAGCTTGAGCATGTTTCTCTTCTGAACAGTGGAGAGCATCTGGTCCCGGATAATCTCCAGTACCTGAGTCATGTTGTCCTTGCCAATTCTGTCTGCTATAGACTCGCCGGCATTGTAAGTGAGAGACTGAATAGCGAAGTCGGGATTTTCCAAAGGAGCCCACCAGTACTCAAAGATAGATATAAAAGTCTCCTCCAGCTGTTGACGCTCCCGTACTGTAACAGAGTTGTAGTACTTGTAGGCATTGGTCATGAGATCAGCCCCAAAGTTAGCCCCCACGTCAACAGCTCGGAGAATGGGGGGTTGCTTGAAGGATTGGCCAATGTTCTCCGGGATGACTCTCTGCGTTACTTCGAATGCTTTGTCGTAGTTCTCCCCCGAGAATCTTATGAACTGGGGCACCTCGTCTTTGGATTTGCACTGAATGTACCACAGTTGAGAGGTGTTCTCGTCTCCCTGAAATTTGTTGAGCTCTTTCTGTGTCTCATTGACTTGGGACTGGTCTTGAGTCTCGTCCTTGATGTCTACCAAGATTCCAGCTGACAAGAAGTTGGAGCATGCGTTTCGGCCGGCTACGTTGGCAAGTGCTTCCTCAGTTCTCATGTCTGTCATCTCAGCGATGAAGATGGGGACCGGATAAGAGGGACTGCCTTCGGAGTCTCCTGAAAAGTAGAGGATCTGGCCATTATAATTGTCCCATCCGCCAGCTTCTTCTACCTGGTTCAGAATAACCTCCGGATCCGGGTTGAAGAGGTGAAACCACTCAATGTCGGACGGGGACCACCGGGACCTCGTCTTGTCTCGGTGACCCCAGTCAGGATGATATGCCGTCCGGCCAATGAATCCACCATCGTCTGCCTTCGCAAGTCGGAGAGACTCGAACGGAATGTGGTGGATCGAACTGACGCGGAAGTTCATATTGTAGTTAACATGGATGGCGAACCCATGCCATAACGTGAAGTCTTTGCATACCATGCGGAGGATCTTGTCGAGCTTCTCCCCTTCTTTGTTGACCCGCAATTTGTAGATACCTGGATCTTTGAATCCGTGACCGTATACGAAGTCATTGTATATGCTCAAGCAGGCATTGCCGGTCTTTGAAGCCTGAACAATCTCGCTGACTGTCTGTGGAAAGTCGTTGGTATCTCCGTATGTTTGGATGCCATATTGTCTCCAGTCCCGGGATTCGAACTGAGGAGCTGATTTGATCTGTGCAACTTTCATACTGGCGTAATTTTAATAGTAGGAGGGACGGGAAGCGACCCCGTCCTATTACCAGTCCTATTTGGATCCTCCTTTTTTGGCTCCCTTCTTGGGAGCCTCTGAAACGGGATTGACTATCCGGTTGTAAGCCTCTTCGATCTCCCCGGCAGACATTTGCGAGTCTGCATAGGCTTCTTTGATGGCTTCCAGATCCATCCCGGCGTCGATGAACTCCTTCACCTCTGTGTCGATGTCGGCGGGCTTCTCCTCGGGCTTCTCCTCGGGCTTCTCCTCGGCCCTCGCAGAATCGAGAATAGCGTGGATTGCTCCCATGGCTTTGGAGTACTCATCGAGCTTGGCGTTCAGCTCGGTCTGTTTCTTGTTCAGCTCTTCGAGTTCGGCTTTCACGGACTCAATCTGCTTGCTCAGAACCTGAGCTTGGCGCTTCTTGATTTCCACGTCCTTGTCCGGCATCTCCTTGCCGTAACGTGCCATGAACTTCTCCAGCCGGTCGTTCAGGTCTTCGGGGACCCGGGTGAAGTACGAAAGAGCATCCTTGTTGAATGCGATGTGGTACAAGCAAAGCTCCTCCGTGATGTTTCTCGGAGTGAGGATCTTGCTGAACTCTTTGTTGATTGGGTCGTGGAGCAGAGTACCTGCTCGGAGTTCGTAATCGGGATGTGCTACGTTTTTCATCTGTTGTTCTGTTATTCGTCTTAGTGCTAAGTCGGCTTCGATCAGGCAGAAGCCGCATCGGGAAACTGACTTATTCAAAAAGTATCGAGAAAGTTCATCTACTTCTCGATGGAGAGCGGGGTTCTTTTCCAATTCCAATGTATGGGCCCGATAGGCTTCGCCTTTCAGAGACCCATACTTGGATTGGTAAGCTCTCAGTCTTTCGAGCATGTCAGCCATGAGTGCTACGGTTTAGACCCCTTGGTCAGAAGACCGTCAACCATGAGGTCAGTGGTGGCTTCGTCCGTGACGAAGAGGCTCATCGGGAGCGAACCTTCCTGAGCGATTGTGCCGTTGGCCAGAGTTACCTGGTAAGCGACGCCGTCGGTCATTTCGGTAGTGACAGTGATTTCGGTGAGCTCCAGACCCGAGTCCCAGCCATACACCTCGTACTTGGTGTCCCCGTTGTCTCCGGTGTCGTTGTTCTCGACGATAGCGATGACGCGGGCATTGGTCAGGCCGTTTACGAACTTCTTGGCTGCTTCCGACTTCTTGAAGATTCGGACGACCACGTTGTGCTGGTGGGTCTTGAGATACGTGCCAGCATTGATGGTGTCCGAGCCAACTGTTGCGTTGGGCAGCGAGTCGACTTCGTAACCAGTGGCACCGGTCTTAAGGATGAGCGAAGAGATAACGTTGTCAGTTACAACAGACTTCGATTTGTCGACGTCCGAGTAGCTGAGGAGAATCACCCTGGCGGTGGTGCCGGCGATTGCCGGCTTACCACACACCTGGTTGGTGAATCCTGTTTTGATTTTAGAACAATCAAGTCCTGCCATTTTCTTAGATTTTTGAGGGTTAGATACCTACCGAGAACAGATCCGGGTTAGTGAGCTTGGCATCCGCCCGACCCATGAGTTCTACGTAGACTACGCGGTCTTTGTACTCGTACCAGATCCGCATCTTCTCGAAGCTGTCGATTGCATCAACACCTATGCCGAGGACGCTCTTCGAGGTGAAGAGAATTCGATGGGGATTGTTGAGCTTCGTGCCAGTGTCTTCCGACGTAGCGATGATCTTGTCCCAGATGGGCATTGCGATGACCGGGATGCCATTGAAGCTGAGAGCCTCCATGCCATTCAGCAGAGCCAAGCGAGCCGACTCGAGGCAGCAAGCGTCCATAAGAGACTGCTGATAGGCATCGTAGACCGACTGGGTAACGAGGATAAACTTGTCAGACTGCTGACGGAGCAGAAGCGGGGCACTAAACACGACCGACTGGATGTATTCCTTTGCCTTGGCCGGAGTAAGCTTCTGATCTGCGTAAGTTGTCCCGACATTTTCCGCAATTGTTGCTCCGTGCTGGGACGGATTGGATGTAACCCGGGTGATAATCTGTTTCCAGAAACCGTCGATGATGGTGAAGAATTTCAGGTCGAGCCCCTCCGTAATGATACCGCTGTCGGTAACGCTCTTGGCGGTTTTGTCGTTGAACCAGAACAGGCGGTACCAGAAGTCCATAATGGAGCGCTCAAGAACCTCAATGACGATGTTCATGTAGTCCGTATCCGTGAAGTCCGGAATGTCGACGCCGGTGCGGAGAGAGTAGATGGTTGCCGACTGCTGAAGGTCAGTGTAACACTGGGACAGGAGGATCTCCCAGATGCCGGGTTCCCATTTCAGATTGCGGGTGTTGATGTTCCACGGCTGAGGAGTCGGGTTACACCCGGTGTTGACCACGCCGACCATGCCACCCTCACCGATGTAACCCACCTCGGTGTTAGTGACGATGTCGGGGAAGACTGTGTGAATGGAGTTGATGTCAGGACCCTGAATGGTGTCCTCCATAATCATCTCCGAGATTGCCTGAATGGCCCGTCCACAAAAAGTGAACTTTTCCATGTCAAGAAATCTGCCATTTTTAGCTGCCATAGTTCTTAAAGTTTTTGAGTTTGACTACTTGAGAATCTTTTTGGCAGCGTTGACCTTCTGGAGCTTTTCGCGAGCTTCGTTCTTGAGGTCAGCTGCCGAGGGTTCGGGCTTCTTGCCTCCGGGCAGAACCGTCTTGCGGTTCTTCGGGCGGTAGTTGCTACCACGAAGGTTGCGGAGTTCGTTCTCCTGCTTCTCGATGAGGTTCGTTGCCTCGTCGAGCATCGCCTCCAGTGCTGCAACGCGGTCCTCGAGAGACTCGGTGCCCTCCATCTCGATGCTGGTGACGATGTTGTCCTCGACAGTAACCACCCGGCCGTCTTCCAGAACGACAGTGCCCGACGTCTCGCCGTTGGCGAGAGTTGCCTCTACACCTTCGGCCAGATTGTCCTCTTCACCTACGGTCTGGAGAACGACCTGACCCTCAGCATCCAGATAGTCGAAGTTGGCGGGAGAGCCTTTCTTGCCATTCCGGAATGCCTTGACTTTGCTCATGAATTTTTCATAAGCGCTTTTTTCGTTTTTTGCCATAGCCTTAAAAATTTGGTTTGTGTTGTATGAATTGATTTTGGAAATGAATCCCAAGTCAAGAAGTGATTTGGCATCATGGATGCGCTCCTCATGCATGACATTGCGGAGCCGTTCCCGGTCCTGACCTGTTCTCTCGACATACACGTCAAGAATAGCCTCCTCCTCCAGAGCAAGCTCCTCGGCAATGCTGCGGGCATCGTCGGAAGTGAGCCAATCCCCGACAGGCATGTATACCCGGTGGATGAGTGCCCGGCAATTCCTGTTTGCCGACCGGTTCTCTGCCGGAGCTGCCAACAGGATGCACACTGCCATCGAGTGGCATCCCCCGACAATATTTGTATATAACGTCCTCCCGCTCATGCGAAGAAGATCGTAAATCTTGAAGCCCTCCTCAACAGAGCCCCCGTCACAGTCAATGTTGATGCACACCTCCTGTTCGTCGGGGTGTTCATCAAGTACCCGGCGGAAGGTCTCCACGGAACAGATCTCTGAGGCCCCGCCCCAAAGCTCCATCATGACCCGATTCTCTTCGGAGTCAATTGCGCCTTTTAAGTTGATGAATATCATGTGCCAAATTATTTCGATACAAATATAATTATTCCTAATAGATGTTGAAATACTATTTGTGCTGGACTATTTAAAAATTAGCCCGGTCCTGAATCTGCACGTAGTTAGCATCTTCCCTCCGAATATCTTCGATTGTAGCAATCACTCTCACCTGGCCAAATGCTTTTTGAATTGCCCTCTCCATGTCAAGCCGATTCATGGGCTCCGACGCCTCAGCGAATGATCGGATAGCATACCCCCCGTCCGACCCAACTTTAGTGAACGGTACTCCGCCACCGAGTTCGTTTATGGCAGACAGGAGAGGAAGGAACATACGGCTCGACTTCTTGTTAATGATGGTCTCTCCTCCTTCGGCCTCAATGTGCACTCCTCCAGCGGCATGACTGGGTCCCTCAATGTATTTACCTCTTGCGGCTTTCGGCAGAGGAGCTGCCCAAAGAGCTGCCATCTGAACTGCTCCCAAAGCCGCAGCTGCTGCAATGAACGGGATAGCCAAAGGGAATCCCATTTTAGCCGATGCCATGATGGAGATGGCAGTATTGATGCCAATCTCGAAGGATCCCATTGCCCTCTCCCGGATAGCTTGTTCCCGTTCGATTTTGGCCAACTCCTTCTCCTTCTGTTTCTCCATCTTGATTTTCTTCTCGTTGTACTGGGCCTCCGTGATTTGGCCATTAGCGTACATGTTTGCCAATGCCTGCTCCTCCCGGCTGTATTGTTCTTCTACCTCCTGAGCCCGACGCTCCCCGAGAGCACTGGCCAAATCGTTGAAAGCAGTGGCGAAGCCGGATGCTATTTCGGCATACTCCTGGAGTTTCTCGATTCGCTCCTCCCATAAAGCCTCTTCATTCTCGGCCATCTCAAGTTGGATCTGAGCAATGGCGTCCTCGTTTCCTTGAGCTGCTGCCAACTCTGCCTCCAGATACCTTTTCCGGATCTCATACTTGGACTTGTGATTTAACTCGGCTTGAGCGAGTTCCTTGTCGAGGTCCATTTGCTGGAGACGAAGATTGTTGGCTCGTAGCTGGGCCTCCTGCTCATAGGTTTTCTCCCCGGCAGCTTTCCTGGCTTCGATTTGTTTCTGGAGCATCTCATTCTCGAGCTCCAGCTTCTTCCTCTCGTTGTCCGCTGCCTTTGAGAGATCTTCGGCATACTGTTCGTTTAGAGTTTGGTTGAACCGGTCAAGTTGCTGTTTGGTAGCGTCCTCGCGGATCTTTTTGATTTCGTCCTGGAGGTTTTGTTGGATCTGTTTCTCGAGTTCGGCTCTGTTGACCAGGAACTGCTCATAAGCGGCATACTCTTTCTGGTATTCCTCCTCGCTCATACCTCTCACGAACTGGGGAGGCTGAATGTTGGCCAGCTCCTTCATGGCGTCCTGGTACTTCTGAGTAACCTGGGCAATCTGCATGTCGACTGTGCCTCCGGAGGCTACAGCCAATATGTTGGCTCTCACCCCAGCAAGGTAGTCATTAAGCTGTTTGGCTTGGTTCTCGTAGAACTGCTTGTCGGACCGAGCCATGGCATTCAGAGCCGTCTGATACTCCTTGTTAGTGATTTTGCCGTGAGCTTTTTGGAGAGCGAGACGCTCCCGGGCTCCATCCTGAGCTGCCTTGTAGAGTTTCCTTTCATACTCCATCCGGATGGCGATGCTCGTAGACTGGAATGTTGTTTGAAACCTGAGATCGTCTTCCCGGATTTTCTGCATGGCTTCCGAATTCTTCAAAGCAACCTCCAGAGCCTTATCGGCAATGGCCTGCTGAGCCTCCCGGTTGGCTATTGCAGTCTCGAGAGCCAAGTTAGCAACTGCGGCTCCCTCATTCTCAATTGTCCGGAACAGTTCTTGGTATCGGCCTTTCAAGTCGTCGAGTTCCTTTTTGGCCTCCTTGTATTTGTCCAAGCTTCCGGACCACGTGTTGAGCTCTTCCTCCTTGGCTGCAATCACCTTCTTCAAGGAGTCGAACTCATCCATTGCAGCCATCTGTCTTTGACGAGCTGCATTCATTTCAATCTCGCGGAGCTTGTTGGCTGTTTTGAGCTGAGCTTCGGCGATCTGTTCCGACGTGGCATGATTGGCTTTGAGATTTTCTATTTCTCTCTTGCCCCGGATCTCCTCGGCTTTGGACAGAGTATTTCGTTTAGTCTCGATCTGGTCCAGTACGTATGTGGAGGCTTCGGCAGCTCGATTGTATGCTTCCATTGCCCGGGTTGCTCTCTCTTGAACTTCCGTATTACTGTTAAATGCGTTCGTAAGAGCAACCACTCCAGCCACCAATCCGCCCACTGCCGCTGCCACTAACACAACAGGATTGGCAGCCAAAGCCGCGTTCCAAAGCCATGTGGCAGCTGCTGCTGCTTTGGTGAGGATGTTGCCAGCTCCTTGTACGGCATTTTTAGCAGCTATCGCTTTCGTCTCGGCGAGAGTCTGGTTGATGCCAACCAGCTGAACCAAGTTAGATGCAGCTCGATAAGTGGCTTCGGTCTTGGAGAGAGCTGCTTGGAGAGAAGACAAAGAGGAAAGAGCCGTGATGATGGTTATCATCTTCGTCATGGTAGCATTGAGCTCCTCGTTCTCGCTCCCCAGTACCTGAGTGGCTGTGGTCCATAAACCGTAGACGGAAGTGATTGCCGAAGTTGCATCCGTGACAGCGACCAGTGTGTCGATTCCTCGTCCAGTCTGGTCGATGGCTGTATTGACCGTGTCCTCTGCCGCCTTGAGCTCCCCAGCTCGCTTGACCATCTCCTTGAAGGACGCTGAACTCGTATCCCCGGCTTGAGCCATCCGGATCAGGGTGTCGGTCAAGTCGTTGAGCTCCTGTTTCAGGTTATCCGTTGCCTTCTCGTAGTTACCAACTGACCGGCGATAGTCCCCGAGTGCCTCCTCCTGAGCCTTGAGCTCCTCGGTTGTTTCTGCAATGCGCTTGCCGAGCTCGGCTTTACGAGCCGCGTCCTGCATTGAGTTGCCCAGCTCTGCAAACTCGGCATTGTCCAAAGACAACTGGGTCCTCAGCTTGTTCAGACTGGCCTCCTGTTGGTTCTGGAGCTTGATGTTGTTCTGGATTTGTTTCTGGTACTTGTTCGCCTCAGTGTTAATCGCCTTGATCTGGTTGTCAAGTGCGTAGTACTCTTGAGCATTCTCCTCAGTCACTTTGCCCAGAGCCTTCTGCTGATCCCTCAGCTCCTGGGACCGGAGTTTCAATTCGGCTAACGTTTTGAGGGCATCCTCAGCTGTTACCCGGACATTGTAGATTGTACTTTTCTGTTCTTCGGCCATATTACATTCGTATTAGGTCCACTTTGGTTATCTTTCCAGCTTGGAAGTTGTTTATCTTCGAGACGTAGAACCAGACCCCGTGCTCTTCCAGCCATATGGGGTTGAACAGATCCAGACTTTGGATGTCGAGCGGATCCAAAAGAATCTGGGTCTGTAGGATCTTCGGTCTTTTGAGGATATTGTTGATGAGCTTGTCGTAGTACTTAGGAACGTAGTAATTCAAATTTTTGAAATACGCCGTATATAGTCGGACTCGGGTAAGGCTATAGCCGACGCTTACCTGTGGCCACATATAGTCAGACTTACTGATATGGACGACCATAGGCTTACTGAGAGCATTGTACTCCCAAGTTGTCTCGGTCAGTTCACCGTTCTCCCTCCGGCCTCTATTGATAGTCCAGATCGGGTAGTTAGCAAGTATATGAACCTTGTTTGTAGTGTCCTCATCAAAAAGGCCTTGGTTGAGCCCTGCCAAGAACCCAATTTGGAACAGGAGTTTAGTGGGCTGGAGATTGACGTCCGGGATTCTGAACTTGTACGAGTCAGTAACATTGTTGTCCTTGTTATCCTCCAGCTTTATCTCGTTGGACTGGGCATAGTTGGACAACTGGAACGTAAGTTTGGTGTCCTTTCCTTTTATCAGCTTGTCAGACCAATTTTTCCCGGACGAGCTTCGTCTGTTGTAGAACTCCTGAACCGAGTATGCTCTTGCTACTTTGGTGGCTGGATCCACGTCTATAGTCAGACCGAACAACTGGAAGAAAGCTTTGACTATGTCCCCCAAGCTCTTAAACCCAGTCGAAGCCAGGAGGTCATAGGTTAATCCGGGTTGAGGCTTATCCCCCGGGGAAGTTTCCGGCGCGGGAGGGGCAGTAATGCTGACCGGAAATCTCATGTCAATCTGACTGGTAGGACGAGTGATTACGTCGAGAGTCCCGGACACCAGTATGTGCTCCCCTGCCTCCATCGGGATGTTGACCGAAACCCTGCCGGAAGATCCGGACGTCCAAGATCTGGTCAACACTACAGCACTGGTTCCGTCGTTCTTGTAGTGGGTAACTCGGACTGCCACCGAACTATTTCGGATGGCAGAAATATTGGACCATGCGAAACTGAACGTGATTGTAGTATCCCATAGAGTCATCCAGTTGAATGTTCCGGGTTCGGTGCCCATAATCAAACGTCCGGCGACCGGGTCACTGAGAGTTACTCCGGGGGACCCTTGCCATATCACGCCGACCGTAGTGCCAATCGGGGTATCCTGGATCCAGCCAGTTCCGGATGCTCTCGGGGCCCTAGGGTTGTCTGCCAAAACGGGGTAAGTGCAAGGCAAAAACATTTCGGCTCGGTCGACGGGGTCCACGTCGGTCTCAAAACTGTAACCTTCTCGGGCGAAGATCCACGTTACGAGGTCATACCAGTTGAGGTGGGGGTAGAACTTGTCCAACTCTCGGACTTGCCGGATTGCCTCCATCGAGACCGGGGGCACGTTCGGATTCTTCTGTAGAGTTGCATACAGCCAAAAGTACAGGACTTTAACCTCATCAGGACCGGTGAGGTATCGCTCTGTCTGTCCCATTGTGTCCGTGTACCACTTGAGGAGGAACATGCCAGTTCCGGGATCCTTCGCGTCAGTGTTGTTGAGGGTGTCGAACAAGTCAGCGGTCGCTCCGAGAATCTGGATTCCTATTGACGTGTCAGACACGTCTACGATGTTCAATACTGCTCCAGCCGGGGATATGAGTGCTCCCTCATAGAATAGTTGGCAAGGAAACTTCATGTATGGCACATATGAACCCGAGCCAATTACAAAACTGAATTGGAATGCTTGCTCATTGTGGGTCGTCCTGGGAAGGCTGATCCGCTGGGAGTATGAGGCATTCCGGTCTTTCAGCTCCGCCAGATTGTTGATCTGGTAGTTCATCGCAGGAGCATCAAGCGGGAGGTCCAATGATTGGACCTTGCCGTCAATACCTTTCATGAGTAGTTCGTAGTTCATATTACCACTGTGTTTGTTCGTCAATAAGTTGGAACTCGTAGCTAACAGTGTTCCGGGGAGATTTGGTGTCCCAAGTCAGATCAGTGTCATCTACGAGGACTCGTTGCCATGCCCCAATTTGATAGTTGTAAACCTGGACCAAAGGCGAGAGAGCAATCCCTTTGAGCAAGTTGAAGTCGTTCTCATCAAGCTGTTCTGCTCCGGCTTGGACTATGTTCTTAACCTCCGGAGCTAACTCCCCCCTCGTCTCTGAGGCATAAGGATTCCGGGCATTAGCCAACACGTATCGGTCTCCTCTGTCAATTTCCTGCGTATACTTCTTGTGTTGCTCAAACATGTACGTATCCCATCCGCCTTTTCGGTTTATCCAGCGAACATAGAATGGGTTGCAAGGTACCTCCGTGTCGACAAATATGATATTCCATGCTTGACGAGGAAATAATCCACCAGAAAGTCTGAGTTTTACGTATTCAGCTCCGTCAGCATTTTCGTCCTCAAATTCGTACACAAGCGGGATGTTGAGTCGGCTGGAAATGTCAAATTGATCTTCTTCCTCGGTCCCAATTATCTTAACACGAACGTCGACCGAGGTAGCGGGACTAATTCTCGAAACTCCTTTCGGGAACAGGGTGACGAAGTATGGATACCCGGAGTATTTTTTTACGTACAGATCCCTGTTGTTGTCAGGAACCCGGTCAGTCAATGTCAGTCCTACATTTGACTGTGAGAAATTAACGTTGTAGCCTCGTGGCATAACTCCTCGGGAGGCATACCGGACATTGAAATCCTGTTCGCCAATGCCTCTGTAGGCATATGCCGATATGAGGTTGTAGTCAATGCCAAAGTAGATTCTTGTGTTAGTGTACGGGTATGTTCTGGGACGATCCCGAGATCCGGCTTTAGCTAAAAAGCTGAGATCGTATTTCTTCTTCGGCCCGAATCCCGAGTCTCTGTAGATGTCGATGCTTTCAGTTAGCGAGTTTGCTGCTTTCACTGAACTGGGGCTATAGCCGATAAAGTTCTTCCCGTAGGCCAAAGACATGTTGTTCAGTGTTACCTTCACACCCGATGTTGATTCTCTCTGCCCAGCATATATTCTCAGGACCGTGGTATCGTATATAACGTTTTCGATAGGCGGGACTCGGGCAAGCCATGTCGTGGGAGAGTCAATCGTTAGGTCGGTCTCAGCAACCATGAGCACCCCATGGCCTTCTGCGTCTCCTTGGTATAGTGCGACCGTCAGGAGAGTTTCCACGTTCGCTGTGACAGAGCCAACCCGAAAAGCATACCATTCCCCGGGTTCCATCCTCCGGGGTATTACGAACTCTCTGAACCACTCTTCATCGCCGCCGTCACTGTTGTCAAGCACCTCGGATTTCTCGTTGTCAATGATGTTAAGCGAGATCATGTCGGCCTCATCGAAGTTCTGAGTCTTGATCTCAAGCCCGGATGTTAAGTTGTCGGTCTCAACTGGTATTTGCGAATATGCTGAGAACAGGGAGTCGTCAGCCGGTTGATTTGTGATTGCCATATCGCGTTATATTATATATCCGTGGTCCATATTGTTGTCAGGAGTGAAGGACTCCTCGATGAGGACCTTCATCATCTTGTCCAAATGCTGAGACAGATACTCCTCGAAGTTGTCCGCAGGAGTGTCAACCAAGTCAACGTAAATGTGATTGCGATAAAGCTCTGAGCCTTCTCGTTTTATTTTCCATGCAGTGGCATTTCCGAATCGGACCAGGTCCTTGGGATCCGAGAATGTGATGCCTTTGAGCTTTGCCCACTCCATGATGATCTGTCCCAAATTGGCGGGGATCTTGCCAGGACCTCGTCCCCGGATGAGAGTGTAGAAGTAGTTCGGAGCTTCGATTGTTCCCCAAACTGTTTCACCTTCCCGTCCCGTCTGGACCGTTATCTGAGCATAGGTTCTGCCGGAGGCTTCCTGCCCGGCGTCCTGTGATGCCCGGATGATCTCGTCCCTCATCTGGGTGAGACCCTCAGCCAATATCTGTTCCAGTCCTACCGCCATTTGTTTCGAGGTTTGCGAGCATTGGCTTTCTGTTGAGCCTTCCGCTCCAGTTCCTTGTTCAGTCGCTCCCGGAAGAGGTGGCTCTGCAAGTTGGTGAAAAGGAGGTTGTATACCTTTCCGTATTTCCACTCCAGGATCTCGTCCGGGTCCTTCGAGTAGTCCTTGGCCAGTGCAGTGATGGTAGCCATCTCGCCAACCACCATGGAGAATTGGGCAATGCCGGCTGCCTTTTCCTCGGCACTGGGCTCGTACTTGAGCTCAGTCTGTTCTCGCTCGATCCAGTATTTAATGCCCATGAGGACCTCGTACCAGTACTCGACAATTTCTGAGGTGTTCCTGAGACTCCATTTGACGCCGAGACATTGCATGCCTTCCTTCATCTTGTCAATGTCGGTCATCTCCTTGTCAGTGATGATCCGGCCAAGCTCTATGCGTTGGCCGAATGTCATCTGGCCGCCTTTTATGTCGATTCGCTGTATCATCCTACTATTGTGAGCGTGTTAAATGGATATTGCTTAAGCATCTCGGGAGCCGGGGTAAGGACCGTCGATCCTTTGGGGGCCTTGACTGTACAAGCAAAGTTATACCACAAGTTCCTGTCCCTCGGGTTAGACCTTAGGGCTGTGTAATACTCCGAGAAACGATTTGGTCCTATCGCATCCCTAATGTCTATTTGTAAGTATGCGTGACCGTCAGCTCCCCCCGCAATCCCGGCAATTACAAGAAATCTCAGCTCTTTGTCAAACCTCCAAGAGGTATAGTCCAGATTTTCGAGGGTAGCTGGGAATATAGGCCAGGGGGCCACGCATCGGATCATTCTGCCGGACAGGTCAGTACCAACAGGCAAGTCTACTAATCTTTTGCCAATGTCGGGACCTTCGGCCCAAATGCACCAATCGGAATATACAGTCAACTCAATGCCCACACTGACCTCGTTAGCATCAAATCTGGCAGATGGGTAGACTATTCGTACCGTGTTCATCATCTCCGGGTAAAGCATGCCAAGTCTGGAAGTCTTCAACCGAAGGAGGAAGGGTCTTACGAGCGTTCTCTCCAGCTCGTCTCTCAGGATGAGCCTCGATGTCGTCTTGGACTCAGCACTGAATGGGGTGTCACCTTTGTAGGCGTCATTGCCCATTGGCTCGAACTTACAGAAGTAAATCATCAAAGGCAATCGCTGTCTCTGGTGGCCTCTGTACGGGATGTCATAGTACCCCTGAGTCGGTTCCTCGATGTAGATGAACGTAGTGCTGACCGGATTTCCCTTTGAGTCCTTGATGACCTCTCCGTTGAGCCCAGTCTCAAATCGAGGCATTGTGTCCACTTTGACATTCAGCATCCGAGCCTGATCGCACTCAAACACTGCTCCAGGTGCCAGGTCTTGAAGCATCAAGCGTATGTGGTCTATGATAGGTAAGGTCATCGTTTTGCGGGGATTATGATTTTGGCGGACTTCATGCCAGTCGCCTTAGGCTTTATCTCAAATATCATTCGCATGATGAGCATGTCCAGGAAGTCCGGAGATCTGCCAAGGAGCTGCTTCATGGTGTCCTTGGAGATGAGCTCTCGCTTCTGCTCAGCGGAGTTCGTGTTCTTGGACTTGAGGACCGTCATCTCTTGCTTGATCTTCTCCTGAACTTCGGGGGAGCAGATGATGTGGATCTGGCGCTTGTTGATGAGTTCCGCCAGCTTGAATGCACACTCCGACTTGACATTGTTGTACGTCTTTGAGTCAATCGCTGATTGTCCCCCGTGAAACTCCCGGATGCCTCTCAGGTAGCTCTCCAAGTAGAACCCAAGTCCGTCAGCGTCTGAGACGATGCTGGACCTGGGGACTTTCAGACCGGTAGCCAATCTGGCGATCTTCTCCTCCATCTCCTTGCCTTCCGAGAAGCTTTTGGCAACTGGAATCCGGCATACCATGCCATCCCAGGTTCCAACCACCCAACTGTCTCGTCCTTTCCCGGCAAGGTCAGTGCTGATGAACCTGTCGCCCGTCGGGAGTATGAACTCATTGCTGAACATGTCGCACACTGCATCATAGTCGACCAGCCAATTCGGATCATCGTCATACTCCCAGTTGCCAAATACCAGTCGCTCGATCTGCGACTGGGTCAGGTTCCGGAGAAGCCCCTCAATGTACGTGTCTGGGAGAGTCTTGTTGTCCTGGGGCAGAGCTTTGACGAACCGACGCCAGGGAGGTAGTTTGTTCTCCTTCCATGGCTTGTAGTAGTCCGTGTAGAGGAAATTGTTGGACGGGTTGCAGGTGATGAGGAGTTTGGGAGCCAGCTTGTAGACGTCATTCTTCCATCGACCAATGGAAGCCTGGAGGTTGGTCTTCGCCTCGCGGATAAACTCGCCACCCTCTTCGATCCATCCCCGAGTCATCTGCATGGAACCGAACCTCTCATACATGGGGTCACTGGGGTTATACTTGGCATCAATGAGGTAGATGCGGCTTTTGTTGTACAACTCGAAGAAGTTGTATTGGCCATTGAAGTGGTAGTAGTTCTCCGTGATGCCCCAGTGGGCAAATACCTCGTAGATGGAGGGAATAGTGTACCGGACCAGGTCGGCAGCCGTCTTACGCGCAATAAAATAAAATGTCTCCGGATAGGTGAGGGCATCGCCGGTTATCAAGGAACACCCGAGGTAGGATTTGCCAGCACCTTTCGTGCCGGCATACAGAATGTCAGTGACCGAGTCATCAAGCCATAACCGAGCCACTTCCTTCTGCTTCTCGTTGCCTTTGGTGTCAAATTGAAGCCGGCGTCCCATTTTATTTTACCTCCATTCCTGTTATCTGTTCGAGAGTAATGCCTCCCGTCAGGTTGACATTGGTCTTGCGTCCTTGAAGTACCTGGATAAGGCTGGCAGCGTACTTACCAACCAGTGCTCCCTCAATTTGCTGGGAATTGATGGCGTCCTCGATGGTGCCCCCGATTGCAGCTGCTACCGGGTCTCCCGTGAGCTCCCCATACTCAACAGGATTGATGCCAGCGAACAGCCTGAATGACTCGATGGTCATCGGGCGGGAAATGTAGACGCTGCAGTCGTCGCCATTCTTATTCACGTGAGCTTGGGAGAAATAGTTATCCTTCATGAATTTGCAATACTCAATGAATGCAAAGTAAAGCTCCTCCGCATCGGTGGGCTTTACAAATTCTCCGGCGTCTCGCCTTTTCTGTCCCTCCTCCATATAGGCGAGCGGACTCATTTTATATGTACTTCGTGCCATGCCTCAAATATAATCAAACCTTATACAATCTAAAAATTTATTTCTGCGCGACAATCCCCGGAGCGTCTAGCCCCGGGGATCTTTAATTTATTCGCTTACGCGAATGAGGGTCACGCTGAACCACAGGAACTTGACCGAAATACCTTGCGGCCAGATCATTCCTTCGTGGACCGTTGCGATGGAAGGGGTCCAATTACAGTACTTGGTATTGACTTCCGAGTACAAAGCCCAGTTTTTCCCGAGCTGCTTAAAGTGTTTTGCTTTCATTTTTAAAAATTTTTAATTTCGTATGCGCGAGTGCCGTCCAGTATTTGTGGGTCGGGAGAAGTCCCAATTTGACACCAGTTCTACTGGACCAATTCTACTGGACCAATTTGGCACCAATTCTACTGGACCAATTTGGCACCAATTCTACTGGACCAATTTGGCACCAGTTCTACTGACTCTACTCGCCTACGACTTCTTTTTGAATTTTTGAATCCGTCTCTCCGCTCTCTCCATCTGCTTGATGGATCTGTTCAACTTCCGTTTGGGGTTGATCCACCATTGGCGGATCCCCCCGAAAATCGCGAACAGGCCGATAATGGCCAACAGATAAATTGCAATCATTTTCTACGCCTCCTTTCTAATTTGGTTTGTAATTTGCGGACCTCAACCCAGTCCTCGTGCCGCATCCATCCCGGACGGGATGACAGAGTCAGCTGACCCCGTGCTATTTGCATGGTGGTCTTTTTCAATTTGCGGGCGTAGTCCAGGACCTCCCGCTCCTCTTTTGAGTAGATCCCCAGCCATCGCCGGAACACTCCAAGTTTCCCAGTTGGGGGTAGCCCCAATTTCTCAGTTTTTCCCATAATAAACAATATTTGACCAGTAGTAAACAATAAAATTTCTTATTGTTTCTCACCTAAGTGATTGATATTCAATTGATTAGGTCCCCAATTCTCCTCCCGAGAAACAATGTAAACAATGTTTCTGTGCACTCTATTTTGTGATTTTTCATTTCCTAAATTGGTCATAATTTTCCTCATATTCCCTATTCAGGTTTTCCTCCTAAATTATTGTTTACATTGTTTACAAGGG